GCATCTGAGACGCTGGCCAACGGATAGAACGAATTTGCCATACCAGAAGCCACGTTGGCAAAAATTGCCGGTAGTTGGTACAGCGAATTGGAAAGCGTTGATACTCCGCTCGATGCCGATGCCGCCCCAGATTGCAAAGACGATTGGCTAGCGCACAGCGAATCAGTGCTTTGTGTGGCCTGCGTGGTGCTGGTTTTGGCCTCATCCATCGAGGACTTCCAGCCAGCGGGCACGCTGCCCCATTGGGCCAAGTCTGAAGACTCCGACCACGGGCCTTTTACCAGGGCCTTAGCGGCCTGATTGGGAGCCGCCACAGTCGTCAATGGATATACGTTTGCAGCGGCGTTGGACGATGTCGCCAAGTCGGCCAGAGAGTTGTACTTGAGCCCGCTGGCAGCATCGATCAGATAGGCCGCGCCGGTGGCACACGCACTCGCTACGGCCTGGCCGCCGACCTGGCCACCGCTGGCCATCGCAGAGCCGCCGACCTGGCCGCCAGATTGGACATTGGAGCCGATGGTGGCGATCTTGTTCCCGAATGCATCAGTCTTGATTTCGAAATAGTCCGTAGCCCGGAAAACGGGTGCTGTAGAAGATCCGACTTGTTGGACAAATCCCGTTCCAGCCTGGGCTACATCCTGCTTGACACTCTTTCCAGAACTTGAGACTTCTGTGCTGAGCAGACCCATATGGGCATATAGCTGATCCCAATAGAGCCCACCCTTGGACAGAGCCTGGTCGAGGAGTGCGGATGAGGTACGATTTGTGGCGTCTAGGGTAGCATAATTCTGGTGGAACCAGCTCTGAAGAGCTGAGAAAAGATTTAGAGTCTCTCCCTCGGGAACTGTCCGCCCCTGTTCGGCATAGGTAGAAACTTCAGAAGAAAGTTGCTTCTTGGCGTACTCAAGATATCGTTGTGGATTGCTGACCCCCAAAGCATTCCAGTCGACGTTTCCGCCATTCTGGTAGTACGCCGTGAGCACTTTGATGAATTCTTCATCATCGGCTTTCAGTTTCAAGGTGACCGGCATATTATCGGCCAGGCCTTGTAACTGATCGAAAGTCTTTTCGAAGTCCGACAGAGTATTTTCGCTAGGCTCCGCTATGTAAGCGATCTTGGCGGCCTCGTAGGCATCGAGCGCGCTCTGAAGGGATATGAGATATTCTTCTGCCGCCTCCGCACCTTGCCGCTCGTATTCATCCGGATCGTAGAGCTTGAGGCGGCGGATGGCATCCAGCCGGGAGTCTATCTGATCGGCATCCGGTACCATGCCAGAAGCGAAAGCTTCGCCTATCTCTATACCAGCTTCCTCGATCTCGTTTTTCAGATCTTCCGAAAAATCATAATATGAGTCTACTATGATCTTGGATCGTTCTCGCCATATAGCGGCCTCACCGGTTTTGCCCTGGAAATCTAGGACGTTCCCTGTATCGTATGCCAAACCGCTCTTGGACATGAGCTGCCGGATCATTTGCTCAGAGTCGTCGCCGTACACCGGCCCGGCTACCTGTTGGCCATCGATCCACAGGGACGCTGTAGTGCGATTTTTATCAGCGTCGAACCGTAGGCCTACATCCAGATCATTGACTTTGGAAACCCGCGTTCCGCTGCCCCTTCCAAAAGCTCCTCCATATCCTTTGAAATTCGATGTCTGGGAGTTGATTGCCGCCAGGGCTTGCGCTTCGCTGTAGCCGAATGCTGCCATCTGGCCGGCCAGCTCTTCAGATACTCCAAGTTTCTTGAGAGCGTCTTTGGCCGCATCGAAGCCACCGTTTACGCCGGTCTTGACGGCTTCGGTTACGGATTCTTTGAGCGCAGGCTTGGCGGCGTCTGCGCCCTTCGCCATGCCCTTTTCGGTGCCATCTGCTACGCCTTCCTCAGTTTCCCCCCCGATAGATTTTCCGATGCTGTTGATAGCATCGTCCATGCTCGACAGGAAATCGCCAGGCGTTCCCATCCAGTTTTCAGGATCAATCAGCTCTCCGCCGATTCCAGACAGCATCGATCCCATGTCATAGATCGATTCGCCGAAAGCGGTTGCTGCACCGACGCCAGCCGTGAATATATCAACTATATAAGTTAATGTAGGAAGAATAACTGTACCAAGTTTCTGCCCGGCCACATCTAGAGAGGCCGTGAGCCTGCTGGTAGCAGCATTGAAAGTATCTTGAGATTTGCTGTAAGATTCTGAAAGGCTCTTGCCTTCTTCCCATGCCTTGTTTGAATCGTCAATGGCCGATCCGAGCTTGTCGAATGAGCCGGTTGTGGTGTCGAGATCCCCCATGAGCAGTGCTATGGCCTTGGAACCGGTCGATCCAAACATGGCCATGGCGGCGGCTTGCTGCTCCAATGGCAGGGCCGCTATGGCCACGGCTACATCCTGTAGGACCTCGGGCGCGTTGCTCCTCAGATCAAGCTGGAGCTGAGTCTCAGAGATCCCAAGCAGCCCGGCCACATCGATGCCAAGATCTTTGCTGGATGCGTTCTTGGCGGCGTATGTGAGGGCATCCTGGACGGCCTCGCCTGCCTGATCCCCTGCCAGGCCAAGGCTCTGCACCGTGGCGACAAGGGCCATCCACTCAGGGATAGTGTCCTGGGGCGGCTTGAGGAGGCCCATCGTGGCCCCCAGATGAGTCATTCCGGTGAGGATCTGCTCCTCGCTGGTCCTCATCGAATCGGCCAGGACGTTGACACTCGATCCTGCCCGGGTGGCGAATTCGGTCCAAGACGTTCCCGCGTCCTTGGCACTGTTGCCGATAGCTGATATTCCGCTAACAGCCGCCTCCGAGGACATCGAGAAGGCGCTGCCCATCTGCAAGGCTACTTCAGTGAATCCGGCCAGCTCTTCTTTTGGGATGCCGACAGAACCAGCAGTTACGGTAGCGTTCGCTATATCGGCAGCAGTCGCTCCGGTTTCAGTGCGGATCCGCTGGAGATCTGCCGAGAGCTGATCCAGCTCCACACCCTCGACGCCAGTCGTCTTGGATACGCCTGCCATCAGGGATTGCCAGTCAGCCGCCGTGCTGACTGCCGCCGAACCAAGGGCTCCGAGCGCGGCTACTGCCGCCAAGCCACCGGTAGCCGCCAAGCCAAGCCCGCCAGACACGCCTGATATGGCCGATCCGAGCGGCCCCATAGAGGCGGTGAGGCCTGTCACCGAAGATTGCAGGCCGGAGCCGAAGCCCTTCTTGAAATCGTTTTCGATACCAGAGGCCGCGCTAGTGGCTTGGCTCTTGGCTTGCGCGAGTGCTCCCTTGAGCGGCCCGATATCTCCATCTATGATTGCGGTTACCCGTCCTGCTTCGACCATGTAATAGCTCCGCTGATAGGTATTCTGATTGTTAGTTTATTATCTGTACAAAAAAGTTAAGCGATAATTTGATTGCCAATACTGGCCAGCATTGGGGGATCATGTTGTTGTGTTATTTTCCAAGACCACAATCTACCATGTCTGACTTCGATTTCAATGGATATCTTGACGCCATCATATTTTTTCTTTTTCATGTAATCAACATCCTAAGCTAGTGCAATCTGTGCATCTGTGAGCTGCCCGGCCTTCAGGCCTAAGATCCTGCAGCCATCCCGAAACTTTTCGACTCTGCTTTTGGGCGGCGGCGCATCCGGCTCAGGCCGGACATAGAACTTCTCGAATCCTTTCAGGTCACCATTCCAGGCCATAGCGAACGCCAGGCCGGAACAATAGCCCGAAAATGCTGCCTGCTCTCGTTCCCATTCTCTCTGTAGCCTGCGATGCTCCTGGAGAGATCGTAGTTCGCCGGGCGTGAGCCGGTCAAGCTGCTCGGGAAAAAGGCCCAAATCAATATAGGCAACACGATATACAGTATCCCAAAAAGATTGTGAAGTTTCTTCTACTCGGCTTCCGCCTTCTTGGCTTGCGCTTCCTCGATTCGAGCGAACGCCAAAGGGTCAGTGGTGCGGACGAATTCTTTGTACAGTTCGTTTCCAAGATCCTGCATGGACTTCCCACCAGCCAGCCAGCCATCTATAGCCTTAGCCGCCTGAGATGGCTCGCCCTTGGCCTCCAGGTAAGATAATCCAGTTGCAGCGCCTACAGCAACCTCCAGTATCTCAGCCATATTGACGAAGCTGGCCATGATCCTGTTAGCGTTGGCGTTGGCAATGGGAATCTTCCCTCCGTCCACCGCCCGGCCATCTTGTATGATGATATTAGGGACGGTCACCTGGAGCCTTGTCAGGATGTTCTTAGATCGCTGTTCAAAATTCTTGATTGCTCTGAAATCCCATCGAATTTCGCGGGGTTCATCCATTTCCAGTATCGTATTCATCTATTATTCCTCTCATTATGAAAATATATAATTATCGGAGCCCGCCGGACCCCGACTAGTTTGTATCCCAGACCAGCCCTTCAGAACCTTGCAAAGTTACTTTCGAAGTCTGCAAGCCATCGTGCGGTACTGACCAATTGACCCCATCGAGCTGAGCATATCCTACCAGGCATTTTTTTGTACTGCCATCGTATTGGTAGAATATTTCCGCTACCAGCCTGCCCGCTGCCAGCATCTCCCAATAGGTGCCGTCAACCCACCAGAGATCGGTAGACAGCTTCCAGTTTTTCTTTCCTGGTAGGTACTGTTCGAATTGATCTCTGATGGTGCTGGCATCCCCGAGCATCTTGGTCGAGCCTTCCAGGGAGAGCCCCGTGAGGTCCGCGACCTCGACCATGGCGAGCTTCTTCCCGGATGCCCGGAAGTCATCGGATGGATCCTGAGCCACTGCGAAAGTAATCGATCCGGCCAGGTAATCTACGGTGAACCCCGTTGTGATCGGGTCCCAATCGCTTATGCCTCCTTCATCCTCCTCGATGGTGAGTGTCTCAAGATTGTCCCACCTTCTCGATCCCCAAGCGGCCTGGTATGTCAGGTGATCGCCACTATCGACCAATGCAACTTCTGTGAATGCGTCCGATATGGCGGCTGGGTCAACCAGGTACAGAGCCGCCAAAAAGGATGATACGGCGCTAGATACCATTATCTAGCCCCCTAAGTCGCAGAATATGCGATGTTCCCGGTGAACCGCAGGTTGAAAGTGGCCGTCTGCTTATCATTGTCGGGAATGCCCCACTTGAAATTTTCTACGTAGGCATCTCCGCTCAGGTTCGGCCCACCGGTGCTCCTGGAGAGTTTGGGCAGGGTTCCTGATGTCAGTTTTGTGGCATTCAGCCAGGCATTCATGAGGACGAATTGCCCGTTAGTGTCGCCAGGGACGAAAAGAACCTCTACTGTGATGGAGCCTCCGCGCTTGCCTGCAATGAACTGCTCAAAATTGGCGTTCTCGACGCTGGAAACGTCTATCATCTTTCCCTTGCCGTCGAAGTCGACCTTGGTCCATTCTGCGACGGAATTGCTACCGAGCGCAAAGACTCCGCTCGATCCGGATATTGCATTAGATGTCATATCTATACCTCGAAGTATGGATGTTTCGGCTCGAAAGCCGATCTATAAAATTGTGATAATCATTTCTGAGAATCGAAGGCACTGTAAACGTGCTCCCCGACATGGCCTAATATGATCCTGGTATCGGCCAGGATCTTAAATCCAGCATCTGAGGCGCGTTGACAAAAACTATAGTCCTCGCTCAGGTAGATCCCGTCATGAGCCATCGGCATGAAGAAAGGCCAGATGTGGAGCTCTCCACCATCTTCCAGGATTGCCCCGGTGCGGAGCTTCGGACCCTGAACATTGAGCAATGTCGCCACGCCAAGTAGTACCTTCCGGGAGATTGCCATCAGGCCGGTTCCGACGTACCGGACTTCCTGGACTCGCCCCATCTCGCCTATCTGAAGATCCTGCGGCCCATCCAGCGGGCAGCCTACCAGTTCCAGCGGCGCTTTTCGCTTCATGTAGAGGCAACCCACCACAGTCTTGCGCTCATGGGCTTCCCGGATGAGCTGATAGAGATCTTGGATCCGGAAGCGGATATCATCATCAATGAAGACCAGGATATCATAGCCTTCTTCCATGGCTTTCGTTGCGTGGATCGACCGACTACGATCTATCAGGGCCTCCATGGCTGTCTGAAATTTCAGGTCCATATCGGCAGGCGCGCTCGCGAGAGTTGGAAGGATGTAGTCGAAGGCGAACTTCGGATCTATCTGCTTATGGCAGCAGCATACGATTTTAGTTTTGATTATAATATCATCTCCAATCTATTATTAGAAAAAATTGTAGCAAAATAAAATTAAGGGCTTCTCTGGATCGTAAAATTCTGGTAGAAGATGGTGCGGTTCCTGCCATCCATTTCGAGCTTGCAGGGTACTCCTAGCGCCCGAATGATCAGGTATCGGTGACTGGAGAGAGTCACATCATGCTGGGCATGGAGAGCCGCGTCTATGGCCTCGGCCTTGGTCTGAGCGGCGGCATAAGTCGCGGCCCTGGTCTCTACGTGCAGCTCAGGATATTCCAGTGAGAGACGCATCTCCTTGGCCCGCCCCGGCCTGGCATAGAGAGCTATCACCGCGTCCGGGCTATCCGGCATCTCGCCTATGTAGATGGTCCGGGTGCTGCTGGTGCCGGGATAGACGCCCACGCCAGCGGTATTGAGGGCAGTGGCGATGTCTTCCAAGAAGCTCATGGTGCCACGATCTCCATTCCTGCTTCCAATTCTATCTCTATGATATCCTCAGCCCGGATGAGATGGATGCTATTCTCGCCCTGGATTACTACGTGATTGTCATCGAATGCCACTATTTTACCATTCAACCCAACGCGGTTGCCGTTATCACGGTACCACTGACAGCAAAATACAGGGCGATCGCCTGCCAGTTCCAAGAAGTCTGAGAAGGCGCTCATATCTTCAGCTCGATACCATCCACTTTTTTTAGGATCTCTTTGGCCTGCTGATCATGTGCATCCAGTCGTTCCAGCATCCGATCCATCGCGGTTGCGAGCTTGACCTGCTGCTCGCAGAGTTTTGTTTGCCCGTCGCAGGTGGCCTTGATCTGTGCACCCATCTGCGTAGTGACCCACCAGACCAAGAATACTGCTATCCCGATAGCAAGCCCCTGGTTGGAGAGAAATGAAAGGAATTCAGTCTCCATGCATCCTCAAGCAGCAACACTACCGCCACCTGATGCATGGTCTCTGAAATAGAAACCGATCACCGCACCCAGGATGCCTTCTGAGATGTGCCCGGCAGCGAAGAGTCCTATCAACAGCAGCGCCAGAATGAACCGTTTCCCTATGAGCTGTTTCTCAATGTAATCAGTCAACTGCATCAGTTCACCTCCACCTCAATCGGCTCTGTTTGTCCTGGCGGGCGATCCGTCCAGCGGATGACGTACCGTTTTCCGTCCCGCTCATAGACAGACTCACCCGGTTTCGCTTCCATCACCGGCCTCCGATATGGAAGAATCTCTTAGCATGTGGCGGGAAGGTGCCCCGCAGGGTGAGCTGGAAGACGGGATCCGGATATTCTGGATACCTGGCAACGTACTGAGCGAATGTCATGGTCTCGCCGTTGCCGTCGATGAACTTGATCCAACCCTTGTCTATGGCCTGCTGGATCTGCGCCTCAGTTGCTTTGGCGAAGAATGTCGCGGGCAAGCCGGGAGAGCGGAATCCAAGCGGCACCGCCTTGATGTCGTCCGGAAAGCAGCAAATACCGTTTTCATCCAGCCATCCAAGCTCTTCTATCTTTTCTTCATTTGTAGCCATTTTTATCAGTCCTCTTGTTTGCGGATTATAGTTTTTCTGCATATTATTTCCGGGTGGAGCGATGCTTGGCGGCGCTCGATCCGGGCTTTCAGCCAATCCAGATCTGCCGAATTAAGCCCGGCCAATAGCAGATCCCAAAAGTCTCTCTCCACCCAGATCATCCCAGAATCGACTTCAGCGCGGCTGCTACGTCCTTGTGGTACTGGTCCTCTGACTCCAATAGTGGCTGCCTGAGATATCCTGGCCCGGTGCCGGCGTGGCTGGGGGAGTAATTCTCGCTCTCATGCAACCAGGCGGCTTGAGGCGTGTTGAAGCTGACCTCGGCACCCTTCGGCAGCTCTGTTACTGTCGCGGAATTGCGTGTCTGTGAGCTTTCAACCGGGCAGAGGTCTACCGCCTTGCCCTTCACCTCTTCAGCGGTCATCCTGGCGACTTCGAGAGCCGCCTGTTGAGCGGCAGCCGCGAGCCTATCACCGCTCCATTCCACCTTTGCCATTCCACTCACGCCTGGTTTTTGGACAGATTCAC